GAGCAGGCTGCGGCATATTTGAAGCAGTATGGCGGCGGTGGCAGCAGTTCCGTCAGCTCATACAGCTATTACAGCGGCAGCAGCTCAAAGAGCTCAAGCAGCTCCGGCAGTACCACAGGGACTACAGGAACCACAGGGACTACAGGTGCGACAGGGACTACAGGTACGACTAAGGCACAGCGGAAGCTGGCGGCGAATAAGACAGGAAATGGGAATATAACGTAAGGACGGGGAGAATGGAGAAAAATATTTGGCTGCAATGGTTTAGTGAGGATGGGGCTGGGGATATGGGTGAAGCGGTGGCTGCGGGTGGCGGCCAAGAGGGCGGCGGCTTTGCGGATGAGGTGATGCAGGGAGAGCCGGTGGAGAGCCTTGGGCAGGAGGTATCTGAAAGTCCGGTGCGCAAGCCCAGCTTTGACGAAATTCTGGCCGACCCGGAATACCGCGAAGCCTACGACAAGAATCTGCACAGTATGGCGGAGAGCCGCAGGCAGGCGGAAAGTCGGCAGAGCATGGGCAGAGCGGTGGCGGCAAGGGAGCATCTGGATAGCCTAATGGCTCAGGCTGCGGAGCTTAGCAAGACGGTGCCGGGCTTCGACCTGAAAAGAGAGATGGAGAACCCGGGCTTCGTGCGGCTGACTGCGCCCCACACCGGTTTGAGCGTGGAGCAGGCTTATTATGCGGTGCATCACAGGGAGCTGACAGAGAATCTGCGGCAGGAGAGTATGCGCTGGGCGGTGAAGTCACTGCGCTCCGGTGCGGCAAGGCCGGAGGAGCTAAGGGGCGGGCAGAGCGCCAGCACCGCCGCCAGTGACCCGCGGCAGATGAGTCGGGAGCAGAGGGAGGCGCTGAAAAAGCGCATCTATGAGGCCAGTGCTCAGGGGAGAAAGCTGCCGTATGGAGGGTAACAATAAGTAAGAGTGAAGAGTGAAGAAGTGAAAGGGGGCGAGGGAAAAGTAGAGGGGAGATAAAATAAACAGCCACGACAAACAGCTACAACAAAAAAATCAAAGAAGAAAAAAAGGAGAAAAGAAATGGAGAAAATGATGAAAAACCAATTGCAGTATTTTGCAGAGGCGGGAACTGTGGTAAACGCCACCAACGGCTATGTGAATGCCAACACCGGAGAGACTGCGGCCTTTGCGGGCAGCAACAGTTTGGCACCGGAGCTGAAAGCCTACTACGACACTGAACTGCTGGAAAACGCCAGAGCAGAGCTGTTCTACGCTCAGTTTGCAAAGCGTCAGCCTTTGCCCGCAAATCACCACGGTACAGTGGAATGGCGCAAGTGGAACACCTTTGAGCGCGCTCCCAAGCTGACCGAGGGTGTTATTCCCACCGGCCAGAAGTTCGGTGTGACCACCGTAACCGGCAGTGTTGACCAGTACGGCACCTACACCTCTATTACCGACAAGCTGGAGCTGCGCGCCTATGACGATGTGATTTTGGGCGCTACAGAAGAGATGGGCGCTTCCGCCGCCGAGACTCAGGAGAAGCTGATTCGCGATGCGCTGCTGGTGGGCACCAATGTACTCTACTGTGACAACATTGACAAGAGCACCGGTGCGGTTAAGTCTGTGCCCACCTCCTGCGCCACCATGGGCGCCAGCGACAACGACGGTTGGAGTCTGCTGACCCCGGCAATGATCAACAAGGCTGTGACCGTTATGAAGAAAAACCGTGTGCCCAGAATTGACGGCAAATACTACGCTGTGGTTCATCCCTCTGTGGCTCACGACCTGCGAGAGAGCGAGGGCTGGATCGAGGCGCACAAGTACGCCGCTCCCGACGAGCTGCTCAACGGTGAAATCGGTGAGCTCCACGGTGTCAGATTCATCGAAAATGTTTTTGCTCCCGTGCTGGGCAACAGCGATGAGTATGTGAACAAAAACGGCGGCAGAAGCTATGCCACCTACTTCTTCGGCAAGGACAGCTTCGGCATTATCGACCCTGAGGGCGGTGCGCTGGAAATGATTATTCACGACAAGGGCGAGATTGGCGGCCCTCTGAATCAGTTCAGCACCATAGGCTACAAGTTCGAAACTAACGGCGCGACTATACTTTATCCCGAGCGACTGCTGCGCGTGATGAGCACTTCCAGCTTCAGCGCGGTGGACGAGGTGAATTAAAAGTAATAGTGAATAGTGAATAGGTAAGGGCGGGGCGGAGGGAAAGTTTAATACAATCATTTAAGGAGAGAGACATGAGCGAGAGAGTTGAAGTATTTATTCCAAGAGGAGCGGAGAGGGAGGACCCCAATTTCTTTGTGGCGGTCAATGGGGTGAATTACCTGCTGCCCAGAGGGAAGAAGTCCATGGTGCCGGAATTTGTGGCGCAGGAGATAGAGCGCAGCGAGAGGGCTGCGGATATTTTCTATGAAAATGTGGATGGAATGAAGAATAAGTAATAGTGAAGAAGAAAAACAGGAAGTGATGAAAAATTAATGCGATTGAGGTAATTGGGGTGGTGGACAGCTTGGAGCCGAACCAGTATGGGGTGGAGCAGAAGCTAAAGTGGCTCAGTATGCTGGACGGACAGATTTATGAGGAGCTTATTAAGTTCTACTATGAGCAGGCCATAAAGCCCGGAGAATACTCAACAGGAGAGGAAGAGCTGCTGGTACCGGCGCCCTATGCCGAGGGCGTATATTGCAGATATTTGCAGGCCATGATTGCGGCGGAAAATGCAGAGAGCGCAAAGTACAACCAACAGATTGTACTATACAACTCGGCATATCAGCAGTTCAGAGACTGGGTTTACAGGGACCGCAGTCACATAAATAAGGGCAAAAGATTCAGATTTTAATTTTTTAATAAAAGGGGAGTGAAAAAAGTATGCCTGTTTTTCCAAAGCTGCCTACCAGCGAAACCAAAAGAGAGATAACGGACACCTTTAAGGGCTACAACCACAGGCTGAAAATTAAAAAGGGCGAATTCTACGACATGATGAATTTGTCCAGCACCAACTATCCTATGCTGTCTTGCAGAAAGAGCAGAGGGCTTATTAGGGAGCTTAAGGAGCCAAAGGCTATACTGGCCAAAGAAAAGCTGGCGTACATAGACTCCGGGCGGCTATGGTACGACGGGAAAGAGACGGCGCTGCAGGTGTCGGAGGGGGATAAGCAGATGGTCAGCATGGGAGCCTACATCTGCATTTTCCCGGACAAGCTGTTTTACAACACTGCCGACCCAACAGACCACGGCAGTATGGAGGCCTGCTACAGCTCTACCGGCGCTGTGACCTGCACGCTGTGCAAAATCGACGGCTCAGAGTATCAGTCCCCTAGAGTGGCCGACAGCCCCAATACTGACCCGGAAAACGGTGAGCTATGGATAGACACCTCCGGCGACAGCGATATTTTAAAGCAGTGGAGCAGCGAGAGCCAATGCTGGGTGGAGATAAGCTCGGTATACACAAGGCTGCGCTTTGTATCTCAGGGAGAGCTGCCGGTGCTGTTCAGCGCTTCTGACGGGGTGGAGATAAGCGGCTGTGAGGCGGAGATACTAAACGGCTCCAAAATCATTCAGGCCATCGGCGGCGGCGAGGGAGAGCCGGACTACATAGTGGTAACCGGCATACTGCGGGAGACAGTGGTGCAGACTGAGGGCTGCATTAAAATTCAGCGGACTGTGCCGGACATGGACTTTATATGCGAAAGCCAGAACCGGCTATGGGGCTGCCGCTACGGCAATGATGGCGAGGGCAACCTGAACGAAATCTATGGCTGCGCTCTGGGGGACTTCAAAAACTGGCAGCAATTTCAGGGACTGAGTACCGACTCATGGACGGCCTCCGTTGGCTCCGACGGCCCATGGACAGGAGCGGTGAACTATTTGGGCAGCCCAATGTTCTTCAAGGAGAACACCATACACAAGGTGACAGTGTCCTCCTACGGCGCGCACAGGCTGACAGAGACGGTATGCAGGGGAGTGCAGCCGGGCAGTCATGGCAGCTTGTCGGTGGTAAACGAGACACTGTATTACAAGTCCACCAAGGACATATGTGCCTATCAGGGCGGGTTCCCGGTCAGCGTTTCCGAGGCGCTGGGGGAGGATGACTACTTCAAGGCTGTGGCAGGCTCGGTAGGGGACAAGTACTACATAGCCATGGAGGACAGGGACGCTGTGCGGCAGGTGTTCGTTTACGATATAGGCAGGAGCATATGGATGAAAGAGGACACGCTGCCGGTGCTGGGCTTTGCAAGGCTGGAAAGCCAGCTGTACGCCATGACCGAGGACAGTCTATGGTGCATGGGCGGCGACGAGGGCAAGGAAGAGAGCTATGTGCCATGGATGGCGGAGAGCGGGATCTTATACTACCAGTACCCGGACAAGAAGTATGTGTCCAGAATCAATCTGAGAATGAGCATGGAAGAGGGCGCGTGGATGGATGTGTTCATCCAATACGATTCCAGCGGACTTTGGGAGAGCAAGGGGCGCATCAGGCTCAGCGGCACAGGCACGGTGACGGTGCCAATTTGTCCAAGGCGCTGCGACCACATGCAGATAAGGCTTGAGGGCAAGGGCAGCTTTAAGCTCTTTTCCATGGCAAATATTTTGGAGATAGGAAGTGATATGTAGTGGATTATCCACCGATTTTACACGGCTCAACGGACAGCCAGCTCAGGCAGCTGAGAGACTATCTGGTCAGGCTGGCGGAGAAAATAAGCGAGCTGGAGGTACAAGCTAAGGAATGATAGATTTTTACATCACGAATCAGAGCATCCGTTTTGCAAGCCCGGTGATTGCGGCAAATTCCAGAGACTATCTGACGGCCAGCTTCCACTTTAGCGGGGAGGCTTGGGACGGCTGCTCCAAGTGGGTGCATTTTCGTCAGGACGAGACGGTATATGACCTGAGCATTGAGGACGATGCGCTGACAGCGGAGAGCCATCTGAACCTGAGCATCGGGCAATGGGAGGTATACATCACCGGCACAAAGGGCGACAGCCGCATTACCACGGTGCCGGTATACATTCAGGTTATGGAGAGCGGGCTTATTGATGAGCCGCTGCACCAGATACCCATGTCGGTGGCAGAGCAGGTGGACAGCAAGGCCAATGTGGCGCTGGAAAAGGCCAAGGCTCTGGAAGAAGCCATAAACAACGGTACGCTGGATGGCCGGGACTTTCAAATCTTGGGCTATTACGCAAGTCTTGAGCAGCTGATGGCTCAGGTGACGGAGCCGGAGCGGGGCGATGTTTACGGTGTGGGAGCCGAGGCACCCTATGACATTTATGTTTACGACGGGATGAACAAGCTGTGGGTGAACAACGGCTCCATCCAAGGCGCAAAAGGCGATAAGGGTGACAACGGCACAACCTTTACGCCACAGATGGACGACAACGGAAATCTCAGCTGGTCAAACGACGGGGGACTGAAAAACCCCAAGACCATGAATCTGATTGGCAGCAAGGGCGATAAGGGCGACAAGGGTCAAGACGGCGAAAGCCCCTATGAGCTGGCGGTAAAGGAGGGCTTTAGCGGCACCGAGGCCACATTTAACTGGGCGCTGAGCCACATTGCAGCTCACGCCGGCGCCCATAAGGCCAGCGGCACAGATCCGCTGATCATAGACGGGGACAACATAGAGGCCGGGAGCATCAGCCGGGAGAAGCTGGCCGAGGACGTGAGAGTGCTGTGCTTCACGGGAGTGACGGTTGCTGTGGGAAAATGGGCAGAGGACGACATATTTCCCGACTATCCATACAGAGCGGCAATAGGGTGCAACGGGGTGACGGCGAAGTTCTTCCCCACGGTGGTATTCGACCCGGCAGATGTGCTGGACGGTACGCTGAGCCCGGTGGCGGTTTCCTACAGCGGGGGAGTGTATATATACGCAAGCGAAATCCCAAAGGAGAGCTTGACCATTCCCACCATAATCTGTACTCCGCTGGGGCAGTAAAGGAAAGGTGATTAAATGACAGGAGGAACAAATGCCGGGCAGGGCAGACTTAAGGCTGTTATTGCGGTCACTTATCCGGAGGGCAGTGTTTGCACCATCACCAACGGCGACAAGACACACGTGGCCAGAGACACCAGCGGCAAGGCGCTGTTCAATGTGACCGCAGGGGACTGGACAGTCAGCTGCACTGACGGACAGCGCACGACCAGCAGGGACATAACGGTGGAGAGCGATAGCACTCAAGCTGTTAAGCTAAATTATTATACTTACTACTATAACGCCGGTGATACATGCGACGAGGTTACCGGGGGCTGGGCGAAATTAGTGGAAAGTAAAAACGGCAGCATTACATTTGATGCCGAGCAAGTCACTATGGTTCAGGGCTGGGCTTCCGGTAACACAATCTATACTGTGAACCCAGTCCCGCTAAATGATATTAATACATTATACTTCACCATGAAAGGCGACATGCCAAGCACAGATACCTACTTGAAAGTAGGCATCGCCAGCAGTGAGCCTGTGGCGAGCAATTATAATTGCTGGATTGCAACACAGACCCCTGCGTTAAGTACTGACGAATTTAATGTATTTAATGTTGATGTTACAGCATACAATGAAAGCTATTATGTGGGGATATGTATAACGAACAGCAACAAAAATGCTGGCACAATAGCTGTTAAGGAGGTCTATGGCTCACTGTAAGATTTTAATCTTTCGGTACGCCAATGAATATGAAAGTATATATTGATAAGGATTTTAGAATCCATCTATCAAATAAGGACGATTACAGAGAAATTGAGACTGATTTTTTTGACGGCAGGTGCAAGGAGTACATAGAGGGCTACAGGTATGTGCCGGAGGGCGAGAGCTGGACACGCGCGGACGGAGTGGTGTTTGCCGGGCGGATGATCAGCCCATGGAAGAGCTATGATGGGCTGGCCACGGCTCAGGCCGCCTATGAGCGTGGACAGGCCGAAGCGGACGATACTATAGCAGCAATGGTAGACGAGATTTACAACATGGACATGGAGGGAATAGAAAATGTATAACGCGATGAAGCGACTGATTGAGCGAAAATTTTACAAGACCGGCGAGGACGCACAGGTTAAGCTGGACGTGTTCTTCGCGGTGGGCAGACTTGAGCAGGAGCAGTATGAAGAGCTGACTGCGCTGGTGGCTCAGGTTTACGGCAGTGAG